TTCTATGCTTTGATTTTTTATTATACCATAAATTTGTGAATTTTTCAAGTGCAGTAAATGCAGTATTTTCAGGGGTTCTTCAGGTTCTTGAACCATCAAAAACACCCTGAAAACACCAGCGTTAGTAACAGGTTAGTAACAGATTTCTGATGCTTAAATCTTCTTCAGATTGTCCTTGTGAACAGCAGCAGTAACAGTTTTACCAATGCCAATTACAACCCTATCACCATTAACTTCAATCACATCATATTTTGAATAATATAATTTGAAGGCTTTTCCAGTGTAGGTTTTAGCATTCAAAACTTTTACCTTATCACCAACTTTGATTTCAGAACTTGAACTTTCTTTTTCAGTAGAATCAGTGTAGGTAATAAAGGCATCAGCACAACCAGCTTCTTTCAGTTTCTTCAGCATAGCTTCAGCATTGGTTTTAACCTTGTAAGCCCCAACCTGAACTTTGTAATACTTTCCAACCTGAACAATATAAGTATCAAATCCCTTTGCTTTAAGCTTGTTCTGAAGGGCTGTTGCATTAGCTTTTACAGTGAATGCACCAGTTTGAACCTTATAAAGCTTCTGTGTGGTCATATTTTCGTTTATTTGGGGTTTTCCGCTTTCGGTTGAAGATTTACCCAGCTTTTCAGTTACCTTGCTTGCAAGGTCATATAATCGTTCATACAACCAATCACCAGGGCAAGACTTATTAGCAAACCATCTGTGAACTGTAATAATCATTTCATCAGATTTAGGCTTGTAAGCAAGGGTTTTTTCCTTATCACCAAACCAAATAAGTTTGCTTTTTCCATTTCGCTTGCAAATGTCAACACAAAGTTCAATTAAGGTGTTGTAAACCTTATCATTCATACTGTAAGGATGCTTTGTATCAGAAGCACATTCAATGGTAATTGCTCTATGGTCATTTGCACCACTGGAAGAACACCAAGAACGGTCTTTTTCTTCACAATACATTCCAACCCTACCATCAACACCAATTCCATATTGACAAGAAGCTTGTCTACTTGTAGGGGCAAATACATTACCCAAAGTTTCAACACTGCACTGCCCTACAACACAATGTGGGGTAATTCTATCAATAGGCATATTTCTATTGATAGTTTTGTTGGGGGAAATTTTAGTGTATGAAACAAGGGGGCTATTTGTGTAAGCCATAATTATTCACCTTTGCTTTCATTTTCTGTGCTTTCGCTGTTGATTCTTGCAGCATCAACCATACCTTCACCGATAATGTAAGCAATAAGAGTTGCAGAAGCAGTAATAACAGCTACCACTTGTTCAATCTCTAAATCACCTACACCAAAGGCAACCAGGATAGCAGTTACAAAACCAACAACCGCTGCCCAAAACTTTCTACTGGTTAATTTCTGTTTCCAATTGATTTTCATACTAAGTACCTACCTTTCAATAATTTTGAATTGTTATTTCTTCAGAAATAGCGGATTCCATTTCTGAATCAATCTTGCTTGTTAGTGCTGAATCAATGTTTGAAAGTTCATTTTCAATTTGAATTTGATGTTCAGGATGTTTTTCAAGCCATTTCATTTTGAACTTGAAGAATTGAATTTTCCCTTTACATACATTTTCCAGCTTTGCCTTGTTAAGATAGAACACAATTGCTGAACCAAAAATTCCCCCTGTTGTTGGTATGGAATACATAAAAATTGAAGTATCTTTCCCATACCAACTAAACAGAAGGGAACAAAATAAATTGATGCAGAAAATAAGCATAGTCCAAAATAAAATTCTTTTGGAATATTCTTGATTTTTCTTATTCATCTGAATTTTCACTGTGGAAAACAGTTTTGTTCAACACTTTCACTTGCTGTTCCAACTTAACAAGTTTTTCTGCATGATGCTGAATATCCTGTTTCATATCACGCAAATCAGTTTTAATATCTTTAATATCATTACTGATGTTTTCAAGCTTCACAATTACAGTGGTTAATTCTGAAGCATCCTTCTTATCATCATTTCTTGCACTTCTTTTCATACCACTAACCCCCACAACGATAGCAATAATTAAAGAAATTACGGAAATGACAACCCCAACTTCAACAGTCATAGCTTCACCTTCCTTTCTTTAAGATGTTTTTTCACTCCAACCATAAACACCAGGTTCCCACACATTAGCATCAACATCACTTACCCAGGTTTTGTTGTTATGGGTTACAACATCACCTTTAGCATAAGCATCTGATGCACCAAGGGGCTGTGTCCAAATTGGAATGCCTGAATCATCAAATCCAACTTTTTTATAAAGCGAAGGTGTAAGGTCAGGAAGCCAATCAAATTGGGAAGTGTGGTTCTGCAAAACAGAATAAAGCTGTGTTTCACCATCAGCATTCGTTCCATACTTCAGGATTGTTCCAGTTGTGTAAGCCTTTCCTTCTACCCAGGGTTCATACAAATCAGCAATTTCCATAGCAACATCTTCTTCAAGATTCATCTGCTGTGCCATAATCTGAAAGAATCTGTTCATCTGCTGTGCAATAAATTCTTTGCTTGCCATTACTCATTCACCCCCAACATAGTATTCATAAGGTTTGAAATCTCTTTGTTCTTTTCTGCCATCAGTTTAATGTATTCATCTTTTTCATACTGAATTTCGTGATAACGATAAACAGGGGAAGTGTGTTCTTCACCCTCTTTAGGTTCAACCAGTGTAATATCAGTATGAACATAGACTACATCAGTTCCAATAACCAATTCTTGTGCTTGTGCAGCACTACCAGTTACATAACCAACATCTTTCATGTTTGCATTACCGCCTTTCTTTTAATTTTTGAAAGATAATATTCATCCATTGTGGGCTGAATTGGAACAACATATTTCATTCTTAGCCTGAAGGAATCGCACCAATCTAACCAGCCTTTGTAAGAATTAAAGGAACACCAATCTTTGTAACTGATTGATGTTCCTTTTCTTATCTTTCTTGCAATAGAAAGCATTCGCTTCCTGAAGCGTTTATAAGTTTTCTTTCTCAAAAGCTTAAAACCGAAAAAATGACGATAACCAACAAAATCAACACCCCTTGAATTAGTGGGGAACACTTGCCAATTATCTTTGATTTTCAGCTTCAAGTTGCCCTGAAGGTATTCATCCATTCTATCTTTCAGCCAATGCAGAAATTCCTTAGAATGATGAAGAATAACAATATCATCCATGTATCTTACTACATACTTAACACCCATTTCTTCTTTTAACCAGTGGTCAAAGTAGGAAAGATAAAAGTTTGCAAGATATTGTGAAAGGTATGAACCAATTGGAACACCTACTTCACCAGGGATGCTATCAATGATTAAATCTAACAGTTCAAGCAAATCTGCATCCTTGAATTTCTTTCTAAGAAGCTGCTTTAAGATGCTGTGGTTGATGTTCGGATAAAATTTAGAAACATCAATCTTCAAACAGTATGCTGTTCCTGGTATATCTTTCATGTACTTGGTAAGCAGTTTTGAAGCTTTGTGGATTCCACGATTTCTTAAAGATGCACAAGTGAAATCTGTAAACACTTGATGGAACACATCTTCAATTTGAATCATTACCGCCCATTGAATAATTCTATCAGGGAAGTAAGGAAGCTTCATTAGTTCCCTTTCTTTGTCCTTATCCCATATTCTTTGAACAGTGTAAGGGCTTACCTTGTAAGTTTTATTCTTTAACATCTGTTGAATTTGGGAAAGGTAAAATTCAGGGTTTGAATCAACCATTTTCACTTCTTTATAAAACAGCTTATCTTTCCTTGCGTTTCTATGTGCTTCCTTCAGGTTTTCCATATCATAGATTTTAGGGTATATATTTCCGTATCTTTTCAATGTTTCACCTGAACTTTCTTTTGATGTTTTTTAATACCGAACTTTCAACCCTTGCAAATGGGCAAGGTCTACTAATACAGTGTAAAAGATTTTTATATTTTGCCAAGGGGCATGGCAACTAAGGCAATTTATATTGAAGCCCCCGCCCTGATGAAAGGCGGGGGGCAATCAATCAGAAACATTTGCTGACTGCCATAATTCGAATTCGAATTCGAAGCTGAATGATTCACATTAAGCTGAAAAGTACCTGCATTATCACCATTATTCCAATTGCCACTGAAATTAGCCAAGTGGGAAGTGTTCAAATTAGTGTTATCGTATGCTTTTATACTTTCCTAATCTTTAGTTGCCAATATTTGTTAATTAACTACTTAGGATGCTTTCAAATACATCAGCCGACCGCCATAACCCGAACTCGAACTCGAAGCCGAACGATACACAGCAAGCCGAAAAGCACCCGCATAATCACCACTATCCCAACAGCCACCGAAATAAGCCAAGCGGGAAGCGTACAAATAAGCGTAATCGCAAAAATGAGTTGTAGTAGAACCATTGACTTCTTTCGCAATAAAGCCTGTTTCAGTTGTGCCTTGTGGCTTACTCATATAGTTACCAATGTTGGAAGTTGCCCCTTGTCCTCTGCTTGTGTA